AGGGGGGAGGACGTGTGGGAAAAAAAATAAAAAACCCACATCGTGGCCCATGCCTTAACAGCTCGCTAGGAGAGGAAAAAGTAAAAATCGGTAGACACTGATCACTCACTGATTGTGAGAGTCCTTCTCTGCAAAAAACACAGAGGAATCGCCTTTGGCGCAATAGAGATAAATGGCTTATGGTCCGTCCCAAACATTCGACGGACCTATTCTCTCACCAAAAATCTCTCTCTCTAAACATCATAGAGGGGAGGATCGACTCCATAAACTTCATCCCAATCCGTACTTGTTTTCTTATTTGTACCTAAGGATAAATTAATTTCATGGAGACTCAATAAATACTCCCGAGAAGGAAATCCCCTACGAAGCTGTTCTAGAGTTAAATTAGTCTTATTCATCAATCGTTTCATCTCTGCATGATCCCCAATACTAAAAGCTCTCTTAAATAATAAACTCGGCTCTTCACTCAATGTACGACCCCAATACAAGTAAAATCTATGAATCATGTTATAGGATATTGGATTAGTACCAAGAGTATCATAAGCCTGGCCTATTGCTTGATGAAAATAAGTATGTTCATTCCCGTCTTTATTACATAATAACTTAATTATTGACTCATGAGTGGGCTTGAATGGATAAACAATCGGAAAATTCTTTTTATTGACTAATATTTGCTTAATAAAATAACGTTTTAAAAAAACTACTCCAGCATAAACTAACTCTCCGTTTAGGCCTACAGTAGAAAAAAAACTAGTCAATTTCTGAGCATCTCGAATCGTCATACCCATAAATTCATTCACAAATTTCCCATACTTGTCTTCACTCAATATTGCAGATAATTCAACTGGACAAGACCACACATGATCGTCTCCATAAACAACGATCCGAATCAAACTACCAAAACACTGCATTATCTTTTCTGCATAATAGGGATTACGATCACACGTATAGGCTATATAAAGAGTAAAAGAAAGAAGCACAACCCAACTATCACCATGGGACGTCTCATATCCACCTGAATACATAAAAGATCGCATTAGGGTCCATATACTATCTCCGATATGATTAACTATTTTGACGTTTATATGCTCACACAGAATTACAAAAAGGTCCTCTATAAAATTTGTAGAAAATTTAGAACCACTAACATCAAAATATTTCTTACCTGACATAATATAAAGAGATAAAGCCCAATCACGTATACTCTTGTCTAACTTCTTAAAATCACCAGTATACCAAACCATCCGAGGATCAAAAGCATGAAGATAAACTGCAAATCGCTGACTCTCACCATGATTCCATTTTTGCCCTATGCGAATAACATCTCCTCGCTCAAGAAGCTGACGAGGAGTCATAAGAAACTTACTCAAAAATTGTTGCATCAAATTAGGAATAAAAAATTCTCGACACTTATTGAGCAATTCTTCACAAGCCTTAGCAGTAGGTGGATAACAAAATTTCGCTTCGTTCTTTACACGAATAACACAAAAAAATTCAAATAAATCATCAAAATCAGGCTCACTCTCAACATAATCCATTCCATACTCTAATACACGTGCCATGAACTGCACGAAACGTTCCGCATAATAAGCAAAATTATCTACTTTTTTCCCTGAAACTGTGTGAATATAATTTGTATCTTTATATTTTTTATAACTTGAATTGTTTCCAGGCCGAATTCCTGCAGCCGCTAAAGGATTTGTGACAAAGTGAACTAACATTCCAGGATCAAAATGAAAAGGGACCTTACCATAAAATTTCTGAGTCTGCAAAAGGTCGTCAAGCATATGCAAAGCGCGGGGCAGGATCTTGCAAACTTCACGAAAACCAGCTCGCGAGATCCCGTCATTGGAAAATTCGGCAAACAATTTTATTACTTTGCTCGAATCAAGATTGGACATTGTATTAATTACCGCCCGATTACCGCCAAAAGTTCCATAATAAGTCATATAGAGCGAACGCTGCTGTAATATCATTTTTCGAAGTGTCATATTATCAAGAGAATAATCTCCATCAAGAACAGTAATACCAATCGCCTTAAAAAACATTCGATCCAACTCTCGAACTATCGGCTCCAAACGTTTAAAACTATGAATATCCATGGGCTTAGGATTGTTATTATAAAGAAACGGCGCAGAAATTAAGGTATTAGACTCAGTTGAAAAAAATTGAAAGGCAGCTCGTCGCACGTCCTTAGCAACATTACGAATATCAACAATTTGGACAGGATCATAATTCGCATCAAGAGTATAATTTGAAATAAGATGAGAATGAACTTCCCACATCTGCTCCTTATAAGTCAACAAACGGCCCGCCTGACGTCTAGGTACAACAATCTCAGCCACATGAGGATAGCCAGGCCATGACACTCGCATAGTACAATTACAACTAAATAAAGCATGATTGACACACATAAAAGAATCAGTCGAAAGTGGTTCCCATTCAACACGAAACATTTTGTTCTTTCGAGACTTCAACATCCTCCGGATTACCTTATTATCAACCTTACGCTGCAGGACGGCTAAATCAATCCTACAAGAAGGAAAAATTTCTAAGATCAAGAAAAGCAAGAAATAAGAAACGTGAGATGCAGGATACCTCCTGTGCAAC